CCAACGACCTTGATCTCGTATTCGTCGTACTGTTGCTCGAAGGCTTCCGAGGCGTACCAGACACGGTAGCGCAGGTCGTCGTTGACGATGTCACGGACTTCGACGTAGCTCGGCATGTAGACGTTGTCAGACGCCTTAACCATGGCACCTGTAGCGTACAGGCTGTAGGTCTGGCCGAACTGTACGATGAAGCGGGTACGGAACGATTCAGGGTTGGAGGTGAAGCTACCCGACAGTGCTTGAGCGTAGGCCCACTTCGAGATGTTGATGAGCGATTCAGCCAAGACCGAGTCGGTCTTCTCCGGCACACCGTCACGTTTCGAAGAAAAGACTACAAGGCCCTGGCCCGGTGCTGTTGCGGTACTGTAGTACTCCTTTTCACGGGAATACGTGATAGCGTTTGGAGCCAACTCACCAATCGGTGCGACGACTGCCCTGTTGTTATCAACCAGCGCCCCGATATGGGCGAATGCCTTTAACTCGTACATTGGTTTCTCCGGGATTGATCGCCACCTAATCTATGACAATCGTTAAAAATAACTAAACCAGTCATAACATTTTAAGGAAAGTGATGACGCTTCTCTCCGTGATGAAGCTGTTTCATGCTTTGTTTCTCTTTGTTAAGGAAATGTGGCTACGGGACAGAACCTTCAGACAGTTTGTTCGTGAGAATTTGTCATTTATCCTGGTGTCGATTGGCTTTACCGTGATGACTGTGCTTTTCGTCAACTTATACATCATCGTGAAGGACCAAGAGTCCCAGCTGGCAGTCTCGGAACAGAAATATAACCACGTTAACTCTCAACTCACGGATATGACAGCCCAAGTGGCAGAACAGAAGGACAGTATTGATTGGTGGCGCGATAAGTACCTCGCCCTCAAGGATGAACCAGACAGACGTCAGTCGACTGGGAACGCTCAGAAGACACCAGATCCGGGTAAGCCTAAGCCAGACCCGACCCCAACCACTCGCCCTCCATCCGCTGCCTTCGTAGAGCGCTGGAAGAGGTTAAATCCACAATAAGGTAATGCAGATGACATTCAGGGATATGACAGCGGCCGCCAAGGTATTGGCTATGGTTCTGGTTTTGATCTCGCTTGGCTCATGTGCCATCATTCAATACACAGACAACCGATCGTTCAAGTACACGCTGGAAATGGCAACCGACAATACACCGTGCGGTCTTTTCGTACGGACGCCCCACCTTGGGCACGCTGAACCTTTGCCCCCGAAGGTTAGCGCCGAGGCTCTCTCTGACCCAGGAGAGATGGCCGAGCTCGCATTATCCCATGCTGAGAATCTCAAGAAGTACATCGTGGATGAACAACGCTACTTGGCGGAAGACATCGCACGGCACATGGAGACCTGTAAATAACAGTCTTTCCTACCTATCTTGTTTTTCAAAATGTATCGGTGATATAACATGAGTTCGGAAACCATTGAAGTCGACTCTACTGGGAAGGAAGCAATGCCGGGGATTAAGGAGCTAGCCGCTGTCTCACATAAGGCTGTGCTTTATGCGGACGGCGGGTTCTATAACAACGAAAAAGCTGGCGGTTGGGGCTTACACGGTTATGTGTATTCCGCCAGTGACTTACCAACCAAAGGATCTGGAAACCCTAAGGCCATCCCCACAGCCGCCGGCTATGTGGAAGAAAAGGAAGGCGCTGCCATGGTAAAGGTGGTCAACTACGTTGATCGCTTTGGCGGTGTGTCGAAGGCCAAGAGCAACAACCATACCGAGCTGCTTGCCGCAAAGGAAGCATTGGAGTATGCCCTGGATAAAGGGCTGAGCCACACCAAGATCTATTCGGACAGTGAGTACGTTGTCAAAGGGATCAATCTGAATCTCGACAACTGGCAGTCCGCTGGGTGGCGCAAGCGTAACGGGGAAGAAGTCTCGAACGTAGAAGACTGGAAGGATATCGCCTCCCTGTTGACGAAGTTCAAAGAAAAACAAACCGAGGTAGAGCTGGCGTGGATCAAGGGTCATAACGGTCACGCGGGCAATGAGATGGCAGACCAATGGGCAGGCAAGGGTAACTCCATCGGCCTCAACGGTTCTGACGTCAAGTACTCCTTTGAAGATAAACCAGATGGGTATTGGAAGCCCAAAGCCAAGTACAACCGGATCTTCTGTCATGCCAAATGGTATTTCAGTTCATTGGCTGACGAAGCGAACAAATCTGCGTGCGGGCGTCACGTTTACTGGACAGGTGAACATGGTGACGACGAAGACGTCGCTAAGCCTCAGGCTGACGCTGCAAACGCGGTGCTGTATCTGAAAGAGCAAGACCCTGTTCTCGAGAAACTTCGTGATCATTACATTGAACAGGATAAGCGCCAACTCGGTCATTTATTCATCGGGGCGCTTAGCAACATTACCAACCCAACGATCTACGCTGACATCCTGCGGTTTGGGGCAAGTGTGTTCCGCAAGAACAAGGCTACCATGTCGATCAGCACCAATAACAAGGTGCCAGTCGTACACCACGTTACACCCACAGGGTTGGCTCACTACAACCTAGACAACATCGTCAGCCTGACAGACAAACTCGATCGCTACCTTGCGAAAGACAAGTCCGTCGCTGTGACTGACATCACCGACCTACTATATGAAGCCACCGAAAAGAAGGGCGTTGTCGAGCGGAAAATCCGTAAGGAGATCAATTCCACGACCAAGTGTCTGGACTTGACCGTCAACTACAATACCGGGAAGGTCAGTGTGCTTCGGGAGATGGACGTGGTCCCTGTTAGCCGTGCGAAAGTGCGGATGATCATGGGCAACGACATCATTCGTAGGAATGCATTAGCTGCACTCGCTGATTCCGTCGAGCGAGTGGTCGTGATTACCTGGCGCGAGAGTGATGAGGTCTTCCGTTATGCAACGGTGATCGAAACCACTGACGACGTCGGCATCTGGGCTAGTGTGTTTGGTAACTTCAAGATGGTGAAATAGTGAGCTGTATATGATCCAGTCTGTAGCGATGAATCAAGCAAACGGATTTTGGGTAAATACAAAGCGTACGTTGTTCATGGCGACGCTGTACTTTCGCCTGATACGCAATTACAGCCCTGATGATACTGTGTTGGAAGAGTGCAACAGGTTGTTCTACCTGGTGAACAACGCCAATGCATTGATCCTCCCCATGCTGATGTGCCGTAAGGTCTGGAAAGACTCAACGGTAGAAGAAGTCAAGGAGCACCATCTCCAGGGTAATGAAAAGTTGGCAGTCGAGGCTATCTACGGTACGGTGCCGAAGTGGCTACGATACATGGATCGTGAGTCAATGATCCGCGATACTGCAAAAGTGTTACGGATGGCCGAACAAGCGCACGGATTTGCATGAGTACGGCATAGATGGGAGCAGCGCATGCTGCTCCCATCGTCTATGCGGCTATCACGCTTTGTCGATTGCACGCACGCTTTCTTCTACGCTCAGTTTGAACTGACGCAGACGGTACAGAAGGATCGAGTATGCCTCGACTTCTTTGGCAATGGAGTAGGTCAGGGCGATCAGTTGCTCACGCACTGGCTTGGACACTGTGCCATCACCGTCTTCCAGCATGGGCATCAAACGACGGCTCATCTCCATCGAACGGCCAATGGCCTTGATGATGTTGGCAGCCGGATTGGAGCGGTCGAAGGAGGCGCAGTCGTTGATAGTGTTCTGCACCAGCGGGATGTCAGCCACACGTTCCAGCACGCCACTCAGAGGGCGGCTGATGGATTCGTTGTTGACGTCGAAGTACTTCTTGTTGAGGACTTCCATCTTCCCGTACAAGCCTACATCGTAAGCACCGGTGTACGGAATGCCGTTGACGCTCTTGAGCAGCTCAGGATCGCTTACCAGCTTACCCAAGCAGGTGTTGAAGTCCGAGGTGATCTGCGTAAGCCGACCCGATGCTTTCATGCCATCGTACAGGTCAGCAGCGTAAGGCACCCACAAACCGATGAAACCTTGTGGCACGATCACAGGCTTCTCAGACGAATCTACGAACCCCACTTTGTTGATCGAGCGCATCATTGGCGACGCGTCAACTTTACCCACGCCCAACACTTCAAACTTCAAGTGTTTGAAGAACGAGTCAGCCTTACCGAAGAACTGTGTAAAACGAGCCTTGGTGTCCATGAAGAACTGTGTGGAAGCAGCAGACTCCAGCGACACTACGTTGACCAGACGTCCTAGGTCTTCCAAGGAGACGTGGTCGAATTCGGGGTAGCGATTATCTTGCATCAGGATGACTCCGGGTTAAAAGAAAGTATTCGTTCATATCGTTTGCACTAACCTCTCGTTGAGGTGTCTATAACATGGAGCAATACATGAAAGATCCCTTTGCCAAAATGAAGAAAGCCCCCTCATTGCGTCCAATGTGGAACATCGGTGCTGGGTTTGACATCCAGACTGGTAAGTTCTACAAAGGTCGGAGAGGCGAGCACATTCTCTGCGGCGGTCTCAATCATTTCACCGGGGTAGCGGGTCTGCCCAACATGTTCAAGACGGTAATCTCGCTATTCCAGCTGGGTTCTGTCATGAACCGGATTGCCTGTGCCATTATGATGGCGCACGACTCCGAGAACACACTCTCCGTCAAGCGTATCCATGACATCTTCAGTCAATTCGAGAACTTGTTCGGTAAAGACCTCGTTGACCTGTGCCGTCTGGCGTTCTCTGATGCCACGGTCTACAACGGTAACGAGTGGTGGAACTTCATCCGCGAGTACTCCGCTGACCGTCGTGATGACAAAGCGATCATGATCACTACACCGTTCGTGGACGACTCCACCGGTGAATACGTGAAGATCCCTTCGCCTACGCTGGCTTTCCTCGATTCGCTGTCGGGTCTTCAAACTGAAGGCATCATGGCGATGTACGAGAAGGCTGACGTGGGCCACAAAGACTTGAACATGGTGGCCATGAAAGGCGCCGGTGCCAAGTCGCAGCTGATCGACCAAGTGACTGGCGTGACCAGTTCCTCGGGCGTGCACCTGCTGATGACCGCACACGTCGGTCAAGAATACCAGTTGGACATGTACAAGCCGAACGTCAAGCGTCTCAAGTTCCTCAAAGGTGACTTGAAGCTCAAGAAGGTGCCTGAGAACTTCAGCTTCCTGACAGCCAACTGCTGGTACTGCGTCAGCCTCGCGCCGATGCTCAACGACAAGATGCCTGAGTATCCGCGTAACAGCGACGACGATCTCAAAGGCGACACCGACCTGATCTGCATCACGTTGGTGAACCTGCGTGGTAAGTCCGGCCCGTCCGGTATCCCGTACGACGTGGTAGTGTCTCAGTCCGAAGGCGTCAAGCCAGAGCTGACCGAGTTCAACTACTGCAAAGGCTACGACTACTACGGCATCAGCGACAAAGAAGGCAAGAACGCCAAGGGCAAGCAGTACTACCGCCTGGACCTCTATCCAGAGCGCATCCTGCAACGCACCACGGTCCGTTCCCTGCTGGAAGACGACTACCGCTTGTCTCGCGCCATGAACATCACAGCCGAGCTGTGCATGATGCGTAACCTGTGGCACGACATGGAAGAAGGTCTGTACTGCCACCCACGTGAGCTGTACAACGACATCACGGCCAAAGGCTACGACTGGGA